CTTTCTAGGGAGCTATGTAGTAGCTCTCTAGACACTTGGAACCTTTAACGAGATTTCATTGTGTTATTTGAAGAATTGGTCCGTCGGAATTCGGACCGCATGGTTGGTACTACAACAACTTTGCTTTGCATGCTTTGTCGGGAAGCATATAGTCGCAGCAAACATGAAGGATGTTTATGTTGCAATTCCATTAGATGGATGCGAGTTCCCTCTATATCAGGTCAGTGGTATAGCGGAAACGCTGAATAGACTAAATTCCATATTACAACTGTCAAGTTCTACCCGACAGTATTTAGTTGGTTATGCTTAATGCATATCCGTTGACTTTTGTCATAAAATTTTTGGTAGGTGCCTTTTTGTAGGAACCTTTCAATGGCGTGCCATTGATAAATAAGTACTACCTACCGAACATTTAGCAAGTTTTAGTATATTTGTTATTATTGATAGTATTGAAAGCACACCGTATAGCATAATTATACTCCAATATTATATTGGAGACATATTATTTATGTTGAGAATATCTCCGTTGTCTGGAATATTTAGGGTTACATCCGGTTTCCCTTTATATGAATTGAAATTACTAGTTGAAAATGGTAAGATGAGCCGCTCTTCTTTTTAACGATTGAAGATGATCATGGAATACGCAAGTCCATGATACTTATATTAGGACACAATATAGGTCAAGACCCTAACAAGTAAATTAGTAAAATTAGATTGGATATTCACATATATAAGAGTTAATATGTGGTACAACCTGTTAGTAGATGTAATATAGTCACACACGCAGTTTTGAGTGTTCACCTCCAACCTGGCAATATGTTCAGGGGAGCTTTTGTCTCAGTCCCCGCAAAGGCATGGCAAGAGTGCAAGTGACGAATATTATTTTGTAATAATGAGTAGAACGAATAAACTTTTTGTTTGATTCGACAGATGATTCTACTGGGACAGCGGGTAAACTGGTTAGGAAACCAAAAGGCTGCAGTTCCGCGCAACATGACAATGAAAACTAATTATGATCAAAACGAAATTAGTTGCGCAAAAACCGGACAAAATTCGACGAGTACGACAGTTCCGAATGGTACCAAATTTTTTAATTTGGACAACTACTCATACGAGAGTAGTACCCTCCACAGCAAAACATTTTGTTACGTTGAGGGGGATGCAGGCATAATGCAAATGTACAACATGTACGTTTGCTCGGGAACGTTACTTGTGGAGACATGTGATGATCAATTTTATGTCGTTGATCTACATGATGATAATCATGTCTTCGCGCACACTTTGGAAGGTGTGTGTAAGTTGGATCTGGATTGTGGATGGATGAGACGATATTATAATTCATTTATGGATAATAAGTATCGGTATGATGATAGAACCATGGTATCCGGGGATACATGGAACCATCGAGTTACGATGGAATTGGTGGTGAGTGTAGAAAGACGCATGGCAATTTATTCGGCGTCACCACTATACGGGTTGATGAAAAACCCGTATTTCGACATTACACCAAGTGCATATGATGATAAGATCATATGGCGCACGCCACAAGGCAGGATAGTGCCCAAAGCTAAACGTGCAAAAGCTAGAAAGGAAACTGAGTTGAATTTGTGGGATATTGATCTTAGTACATTAGAAGATTTTAATATGCTTTGCGATTTGTATTCTTTTAATGATGACCCACCCACTTTCAATTATAGCAATGCAGATGATTTAGTTACAACCTTAGATCACATGGTTGAGCATGGCAACACATTACGAAACATTGCGCGATTCAAGAAAGACAGGCGCAACGCTAGAAATTCTAGCAGTAAGGCACAACGTAGGAGTGAACGCGATAGGCGCATGGAGCATATAGATATCGATGAAATATGTGTTACATGTGAACAATTAGAGCAATTGGAATTGGAAAACGCTTTAAGTAGTCTAAGTGATAGTGCCCGTAGTAAGTTAATTAGATCTTTTTCAGAACATAGCAAGGAAAAAGACGGTAAATCTTTCTTATCAGCGTTAATGGAAGGAGTTACAGGTTCTCAGGACGTGAGTTATATAAACATGTTACTCGAGATAATCAACGTTGTGGCTACGATAGAAGCAATAATGGACACGGATAGTGCGTATGGCCAAATGTCTATTGTCATAGCATTTTTATCAAGCAAGTTATCGAGTAATATCGCATTCTTTAGAGAACTCGTTGGCGCTATAAACACTGATACCGGCTATGACCTAGTTAAGAGGAAATTTGTTGGGCGGAATAAAACCAACATATGCAACGAGATGGAAGAACAATCCATGGTTGATGGATTAAGATCTATGATACGTTCAGTGAGTCTAAAACATGCTGGGACTCTGTTATGTGCTTTGGCCACTGTTGGTTTGGTTCAGCCTGGAAGACTCAATCTTGCAAATTTTACGTTGTTTAATGTTTCTGCTTTGAGTGAAAAGGATGATGGTCTTGATTTTGTTGATCGAGTTCTAGGTGCCATAGATTTTTATATGACACGTGGTTGGCAATGCTTTACGGACATGTCTCTTGATCCATTGTTATATGGAGACGACGATTTAACTCAGTTGGTCAATTATGTTAGTGAGGCCCGTAGTGGAATAGTTCCGTTTCGACAGGGGAACTATTTGTCTGTTATTGGAAGGGACCCTTCGTATTATGATGATTTGATGACCAAAACTGAGGCTAAGTTGCGTGTTGCAGAGAAGGTGTACACTAAAGGTCCAGAAGCGCGTATATTGCAAGAACAGAAGTCTAAGTTCTTGAAAGTGCGTGAGGATTATGTATGTTTCAAACGATCCATGACATGTCGTGTTGCACCTATGGTAGTCAAGATATATGGTGGTTCTGGGGTTGGTAAAACGTCAATTAACAGTTATACTATTGATACTGTTCTCGGTTACAATGATTTTTTACGCGATCCAGAACACATTATACCTTTGCCCACTAACGACAAGTTTGATTCTACTGCAAGAACCAATGCAACGTGTTATGTATTGGACGATTTAGCCAATTCTAAGGCAGAGGTTGCTATTACTGATCCAGCTGCTATGATCATTCGTTTGAAAAATAATGTTCCAACTACAGCAAATATGGCAGAGGCACAAGATAAGGGAAAAATTTTCTTTGAACCCAAATTAGTTACCATTACCACCAATAATGAAGACCTGAGTGCTGGGTATTGGTCAGTGTCACCGCGCTCCATTTTAAGGCGAGTTGATGTTCATTTGGAAGTACATGTTGATAAAAAGTACGCCAAAAATGGTATGTTGTATGTTGAAGCCTCTGATGAAGTTGGAGATTACTGGGAGATAGATGTGAAGGAGCCATCTTACACTAAAGAACGTTTTGATCGTTTTTCTTTCAAAGCCAATCCTATTCCTAATGATCATCCACTTCATCTTGATATTCCTTTTGGCGAACCCATGAAACGTATTAGAATCAAGGATTATTTTAATTATATTTCATGGTATTCGAAGGAGTACTTTATCAAGCAAGATAAAGTGGTCAAGCATCTTACTACTAAGGTAATACACATGTGTAATAGATGTAATTTACCGGGGATATCATGTAGATGTGCGTCTTTGCCAACTGAACCTATAGTGAGTAACATGAATAACGCACATGAACAGTCTATTGAGGCATCTGTTGCTAGTTGGGCGGCTAATACTGCTTACAACCATATCAAGGGCTGGTGTGACATAACATACAACACAGTACTTAACACTATCATTCCCACATGGTCAGAACGGAAGGCCATTAGCTCTTGGTCCACTTCTAGTTTGTTGAATTATAAGATGAATGCCAATAATAGTATTTTTAGTTCGGCCAACTTGCTGGAATGGATGCCTGATTGGGTTGTTGGCGCTTCATTTTTCAAACCCATGTATTTGTGGTTACGGAGGAAACAGGTTGAACGATTTGCCAAGTATTCAGCCTTGTGTACCGCAGGGGTAGTTGCTTATATATACTCCGGGCACAAGAGATTGTTACCTTTGGAGTGGAATCCTGGTTATTTGTTGTTGATACCTAATGCGTGGTTGGTATCTTATACTTATTATGATACGTTGATTAAATATGAGTTACAACAACGTGTTGATTTGAACGATTGTGCAGAAGCATATGCCCACAAGATTAAAAAGGCCAAACAGGAAATTCACAAGCAGCTATCACTGTCGGCAGTGACTAGAGCTGCCTTTGTCGCAGGAGGAGCAGGTATTGCCATTGCGGCTATAAGGATGGCGCGGTCATTATACCGTTCTTCTCGTGATCGTGACAGTGAACAGTCCTTGCTGCAACCGGAGAGCAAGGTTGATGTCGAGAGACGGATGCGTGTTCCTCATATGTGGGAGAATGATGACACTCCAAGTAAGCTTGGATCAACTATGACTGCAGACAATTTAGCCAATGTAGTTCTCAAGAATACGATGTACATGAAGTATGAAGATGGAGAAAGGTCTGGAGCTTGTAATTGCGTGTTTCTTAAGACTGGTTGGGTTGTAATGCCTTATCATGTGTGGTTTAAAAAGAAAGGTGACAAGATTGACATTGGTTCACAGGATTATAGCACCCTTATGCGATTTTTCTTCACGCGTTCAGAGGTTATTGTTAAGAATGTTGTACAAGGAGGTGCTACATTTTGTGAAACCATTTTCTTTAAAGAGGTTAAGCGGATAGGCACTCTCGATTTGTGTTTAGTTAATGTCGAATGTGGAGGAATATTTAAGGATATTACCAAACATTTGCCGACGCGTGAAGAAATCAAGAACACAAAAGGACCTTGTTTGTACGTGAGGCGTGATGATAAAGGGATAGCAACTAAGTGTGCAGCATCATTCGTTAGTTCCATGATTGAATACGACAGGCCCAGTGGCAAGATCAGTTATCTTGGTGGATTATCTGATAGCAACCATGTTTTTGTTAAAGGTGATTGCTGTGGGACGTATATATCCTCTACGACGAACCCTAAGATGATAGGTTTTCATCTTATGGGTACTGACAACAGTGCTTCTTCTTGGTTCGTGAGAACAACGAGTATGGGGGGTTATGGGACACTTTTACGTGAACAGCTGGAAGAAATAATGGAATCGTATTGCGAGGCATATCGTGTCAATAGTACAGAGCATTCTAGAGAATTGTATGACACAGTGTGTGGAAAGAAGATTGAATTGGATACTACTGCCAACACAGCATTAACGTCACATGTGGATCCAATACGATTTGAGGTATTGGGTATATGTGGTAAACCTAACACTTATCGTACTGAGTACAAGCCAAGTCGAGCTTATAGCACCGTAGTGGAATTGTTTGGACCGAATATGTATCAACCCACCCCGTATACGAAAAATAATTGGCAGCCATTTGATGTTTATTTGAACAATATAAACAATGGAATGGGACATATTGAAAATTCCATTTTGGCTTGTGCTCGAAAAGACTATTTGTCGGATTTGTATTGGCGATTGAACCAGGATTTTGTGCAGGATATTGTCAAGCCGTTAGATGAAGTCGAGATTTTAAATGGACGCAAGAATGTTAAATACATTAATGCTATGAATATGTCAACTGCCATAGGTTTTCCATATACAGGCAACAAGCGCAAGTACATAAATGAGAGCATGGACGATAGCAACGAAGTGGTACGTGAATTTAAAGATTCTGTTTTCTTTGAATCTTTTGAAAACAATAAGCGTCGTTATCTTAGAGGTCAGTCATGTATGTTGATTATGACATCGTGTCAAAAAGATGAAATAGTAAAACGATACAAGGATGGTGGTCCAAACACAAAAGTTAGAGTTTTTACTGCTGCTGGTATTGACGCACAGATGTTGATAAGGGCATATTTTTTGCCCGTAGCTGCGTTTTTGAGCACATTTCCTTTGTCCAGTGAGTGCGCTGTTGGTGTTAATTGTTTTAGTACTGAATATTCTGAGTTGCGTGATCATTGGGTTAAACATGGTGAGGATAGAATATTGGCAGGTGATTACAGTTCTTGGGACCAAAAGTTGACACCCCAACTTATGATGGCAGCCTTTGGTGTGATGATATCAATAGCTGAGTGTAGTGGAAATTACACTAGTGACGACTTGAAAATAATGTGGGGTATTGCTCGTGACATGAGTTATCCACTTGTTATTATTAATGGTGTTCTAGTGCGATTACATGGTAGTAATCCGTCTGGTCAAAACGTCACTTCCCATGTCAACAGTATTATCAACAGCTTGTTGTTGCGTTGTGCATTTTTTGTTAAATATGGAGGAACTATAGCAACAGGCAGTTTTAGGAAGTACGTTACCAACATGACTTACGGTGATGATATGAAAGCGGGTATTAGCAAGTATGTGGATTTTACTTTCGATGAGTACAAGACTTTTTTAGCGCATTTAAACATGAAGTTCACACCACCTGATAAGAGGGCCACAGAAGGAATTCGCTATTTTAAGGAATCTGAAGCGTCCTTCTTGAAACGCACTTCTGTTTACATGCCGGAACTTAACACTTATATAGGTCAATTGGAGATAGAATCAATCTATAAAAGTTTGTATTATGTTAAGAAGTCGAAGGTTAGTTATGATGAAGTGATAACGTCTACGTACCAGAGTGCATTGAATGAGTTTTTTTATCATGGAAAAGGGGTGTACGAGGAGAATTTGGACAAGATCAGAAAGCTTAGCGAATGTCAGAAGATTTATTTCCCTGAATTGAAGTTCAGTTTTGAGGATAGGGTGGAAATATGGCATAATAAATATACTAGGATGATTATGCCCAAGGATGAAATTGAGTTCGATTTGGATGAACAAAGTGGAAATGTTGTTTGGTTACCGATATATGATGGTATATTAGGCTTTCAACATGACACTATAAAACAATATAACGTTCCTGCCATTACAGGTTGTAATTCATTTGATATTGATGAATTATGTAATAATTATAATATCACAAATAACGAAATTAAAGAAGATAATCAAGTCCCAGATGGACAGGTAAGCAGTCTTATGTTGGTAGAACATAGTAAAACTACAAGCAGGTGGATACTTGCGAACATGATGGAACAGTCTGAACAACTGTCAGTTTCCAATGGATTAGAAGGTAATGTTGTAACCCAATTTACTACAGTCGAATCTGATATGCAAGTCGAGTCTATTAGTAATAAGGATTCGACTTTTTCCATCATGCACACACCCGATGTTTCGTTGTCTGATTTTTTGGCACGTCCTATATTACTTTACACCAATACTGTTGACGTTAATACATTTGTCGCTGAAGATTTTCGAGCTAGCATAGATTTTTTTAAGCAAGTTAGGATTGCAAATAGGATTTCTAATTACGCATATATAAGTGGTAAAATGCATTTGAAAATTGTTGTTAATGGATCACCATTTCATTATGGCAAGCTTATTATGGCATACGAACCCATGCCAATATATGCAACAACAACAGATCCAATTTTGGAACAAGTATTGCAATTACCCTATGTTGGTGTCGATATAACAGCGTCACAAGGAGCTATTCTGGCATACGACTTAATTCATCCTTTCGGAGCAATAGATCTCACAGACTTGGATAATCCCCTGAACATAGTGGACAAGATAATTATACGTTCTCTTGGTCCGCTACGAGCCCTTGGGGATACTACTGATTCAGTGAATTATAATGTTTATGCATGGATGACAAATGTTAGTCTGTCGTTGCCCACAATACGCAACATTAGTAATTTGACTGAACAATCAGAATATGTTATCACCAATGCACAGCAAGCTCCTTCTGCCAATGTTGGGTCCGTTATGGGTAACATGGTAGTGAGAATAAAACCATACGCAAAGGCTGCATATAACGCGATAGGTGTCGGATTGCAGATTGCTTCAGCTTTTGGTTTTAGTCGACCGTCAAATCCTCCCGAAATTAAGCATATTATGAATAAACCGTACGGCAACATGTCCCAATTTAATGTTACTGACACATCTACTAAATTAGCTTTGGATTCCAAAAATGAAGTTACAGTTGACCCTAGCGTATGTGGATTTGGATCGCTTGATGAGATGACCATTGTTAGCTTGGGTAAAAGAGAAATGCTGCTAGCTTCTTTTGATTGGAATTCAAATAGAGCTAGGCGTGACATGTTGCAGCATTGGGCTGTTACACCATGTTACGCAGCGCCATCAGGTACGTCTTACGTATGTGCCCCAGCATTTTATGCAGCAGTACCTTTTCGTTATTGGCGAGGCACGGTGAAGTACCGAATTGAAGTCATAGCAAGCCCTTTCCATCGTGGTATGCTACGCATTGTGTACGATCCAATAGATGATTTATTGGAAGCCAATGTTGCAGGGACTAAGGACGATAATGCAATTTATTCACACATAATGGATATCACACAAAATAAGAATTATGAGTTTTGTGTTGGTATGGGTAATAACAAAAATTACTTGCGCACATTGGCTATTGAAGACGCCCAACAAGTTGCAGCAGGCAATGTTGATTTGTCTGGAGCTAGATCACGGTTTAATTTTAGCGGTTATGTGGGTGTTCAAGTTGCATTGCCATTAACATCTACTGCTTCATCAGGTGGTGGCGTTGGTAATGTGACTGTTAATGTTTACATGAGCATGTCGGATGATTTCGAAGTTGCTGATGTTGTAGGTGATGCTATGCAGGGTTGGACACCATTAGCCGTTGAACAATCTGAAGACAAAGTAGTTATGGAGGCCAGTGGGGGCTTGGTTGATTATATGTCCCCAACCAGTGCATGTTTGAATATGGTTGATGAATTTGTCGATGATGGCAGACTGGCTTCAATACATTTTGGAGAGAAGATAACATCAATTAGGCAAGTATTGAAAAGGTTCACACATTATGGTGTTAGTGCGCAATCCAAAACTAGTGGTGATCAAGCTCTCAATTTTATCACCACCATGCCATCGTTTCCCCCGTACTTTGGTCGATCAGCCGTCGCGAATTACGTTTTTGGTCGTAATAACAGCAACGTTCGTACTAGCTTCCTTAATTGGTACGCTCCAGCCTTTCTGGGCTGGCGAGGAAGCATAAGATGGAAAATTGCCACCATTTTTGATAATCCTGATGTGGTATCAGTTCGTTCCGATACTGTATTCAGAGACAATGTCTTTTGGGGTGGTTTTTCATATCTTCAACGTGATGCAGATGGTTTTACTGACGTAACAGACATATCAACCAAAATGACTGAGTATCACGGCAAGACTTCCCCTGGGTGTTCACTTAACCAAACCAATTTAAATGTTGTACACGAAATCGAACACCCATACCATTACCAAGAGCGTTTCATGGTACACACTGTATACCCTGAAAAACAAACGGTTGTTAAGGAAATAGGTGTTCCCAACACGTTTAGCACCAGTGTTGTTCTTGGCACAGAAGATTTGTATGTTCATAGGCAAAGTTTTTATGTTGCCACAGGGGATGATTTCAGTCTGGTGTATTTTAAATATACACCATTAGTGAATATAGGCACTTTATCCTATATATAAAATCTTGAGATTGGCTCAAGTCGGTTATAATTACCGTTTCATGTATTATATAGAAAACTTTAGATAGAATAGAAGTATATTATTATACATTACATTGCGAATATAGGCG